TACGTCAGCATCTGTTGCAACAGTAACTCATGTACTTCATCCAACTCAACCAGTAATCACAGAAGGTGCTACTAATGTATTTGAAACATCAGCGTTAACAAACATTGGTTCGGGTTCATTCGGATTGACTATTGCAGGTACTTACACAGCACCGGCTGATGCAGCAATTGGCTTTGGTGGTTCATTTTTAGCTACCGTAGTATCAGGTTCGATCTTGACGACGGACAACAAGTACTTGACTAAAACGTTTGGAGCATCACCAAAATCAATCGATTATCCAGTTTATGTTGCTTATGAAAACAAAACGGCATCAAGCTTATTCAATAATATGGGTGATGTTGTAATGTCGTTAGTAAAATTATCAAATTTTGATTTGCAACAAGATTTTTCTACAGCAGCAACACCTTGGATCACATCACAACGAATCGGCTCTACAGTTAAAGACTTATTACGTTTCCACACTATTTCACATGGTACATCAGTAAACCACGAAGTAAAAGTTGGTATTCGTGATATTCGTACTTCTGCAGAAGTTTCAGATCCAAATGGCTACGGTACATTTACAGTTGAAATTCGTCGAGTGAATACACTTACACCAGGTATTCCAAATTCACCTTATTCATCAACTGATACAGATGCTACACCAGATCGCATTGAAACATTCTTGAATGTAAACTTAGATCCAGATTCTTCTCGTTATATCGGACGCATTATTGGTGACCGTTATCAAACAATGAATGACTTAGGTGAAGTTGTAACATCTGGTGATTATCCTAACAAATCTAAATACGTACGAGTTGAAGTAACTGATGCAGTAACTAACAAAACAAATGATAAAACTCTTATTCCATTTGGTTTCCGTTCTGTTTATTCTCCAATTCCAAATGCATTAACCGCTAACCTCGCAGCAGTTGATTATGTTACTTCACAAGTAGTAAATAGCTCATTTAATGCTAATAACTATTTTGGGTTTGATTATACCAATCAAAACAACATGAACTTCTTAGCACCATTGGTAGTATCAGGTTCAACCGTAGCAAACAACACGGATTTCTACTTAGGCAACATGACACAAGATGTTGAAGCAGCTTATCCATCATTATCATCAACATATACAGGTTCATTGCAAGCTGCATTAGATGCTGGAACAATATCAAGCAATGTATCTCTAGCAACTCGCAAGTTCATGGTGCCACTTCAAGGTGGTTTCGATGGAGCTAAACCAAACTTAAAAAAATATTCAGGTGCAAACATTACTGCAGCTAATACATTTGGTTTCAATTGCTCATCAACAACTAGCACAGGTACATTGTCTTATACTAAAGCATTGAATTTGCTTGCCAATACAGATTATTATGATTTGAATCTATTGGTTACCCCAGGTATCATTCATTCATTGCACCCACGCATTACATCATTAGCTCGCACTTTTGTTGAAACTCGTCAAGATGCATTTTATGTAATGGATTCAAATGCATTGACTGATTCAATTGATACTGTAGTTGGAACTGTTACTGATATTGATAGCAATTATACAGCAACATATTGGCCTTGGGTTCGTGTTAACAATCCTAGCAAGAATGTTCCGGTATGGGTTCCTGCATCAACCATGATTCCAGGAGTATTGGCATTCAATGATAAAGTATCTGCTCCATGGTATGCACCAGCTGGTTTGAATCGTGGTGGTTTAACTGCAGTAACAGACACATACAAGCGTCTTACACAATCAGATCGAGACAGCCTGTATGAAGCTCGTGTTAACCCTATTGCAAACTTCTTAAACGACGGAATTGTTGTTTGGGGTCAAAAGACCTTGCAAGCTCGACCAAGTGCATTAGACCGCGTTAATGTGCGTCGCTTGCTCATCGAAGTTAAGAAGTATATTGCTTCATCAACTCGTTACCTAGTATTCGAACAAAATACTACAGCAACACGCAATCGCTTCTTGAGCATTGTTAATCCTTACATGGAACAAGTACGTGCAAAACAAGGTTTGTATGCATTCCGCGTGGTAATGGATCAAAGCAACAACACAGCAGACTTGATTGACCAAAATATTCTTTACGGTCAGATTTTCTTGCAACCGACAAGAACAGCAGAATTCATTATTTTGGATTTCAACGTTCAACCGACAGGAGCAAGTTTCCCTGAATAGTAGAATATTCAAATAAAACCAACAAAGGCAGAATTTCGGTTCTGCCTTTTTTTATGTTCGATGATATTTATTAGAAAATAAGGATACATAAACATGGCATTATTTGATCAAATAAACCAAAACTTAGCTTATGCTTCTGAAAATGAATTGTTCGATGCAGCATTTTCATGGGAGCCGAAGCGACAGAACCAATTCATCATGGAATTGAATGGCATTCCTGCATACCTGATCAAAACTTCAGATAAACCGTCTATTAAAAATGGCGAGATTACATTAGACCACATCAACGTTAAACGTTATGTAAAGGGTGTTTCAGAATGGGATGCGATTTCAATCACATTATACGACCCAATCGTACCAAGTGCGGCACAAGCAGTAATGGATTGGGTACGTGATCATCATGAATCAGCAACAGGTCGTGATGGTTATTCATCTTTCTATAAAAAAGAAGTTCGTTTGCATCAACTTTCTCCACTAGGTGAAGTAGTTGAAGAATGGATCTTGAAAGGTGCTTTCATTACAGATGCAAAATTCGGTCAATATGATTGGGGTGCAGATGATATCCAATCAATCGACGTAACATTGCGTTATGATTGGGCATTCTTGAATTTCTAATTCACAACGAAAATGGCATATTATGGGGGCTTTTGCCCCCATTTTTTATGTTCGCGATATTTATAATAAAGGTTATAAGAATATGAGTAATACTACAAGATTAGGCAATGCGGATATAGTAAACATTGCTAAACAACGTTTTGATAAACAACAACGAAGCAAATTACCAAGCATTATTGTAAACCTTCCAAGCGGAGGTGTAATTTATCCAGAAAAACACCCACTCGCATCTGGCCGAGTTGAAATGCGATACATGACGGCATATGATGAAGATATTTTAACTAATATATCATATATGCGAGAAGGCGTAGTTTTTGACAAATTATTAGAATCCTTGATATTAGATAATATTGACATAACATCAATTCCAGAATTTGATAAAGATGCACTTATTATCAATGCTCGCATCGTATCATATGGTTCAAAATATCCAGTATCAGTTACAAACCCGGCAACAGGCAAGGCTTTGCAAACTGAAGTTGATTTATTAAAAATGCAACCAAAACCATTCAATCTTATTCCAGACGCCAATGGTGAATTTAACTACGAAACAGACACAGTTAAATTAAAATTTACTTATAATCATGTTGCATCAGATGATGCTACTGTAAGCAGTTTTTTAAAAAAATATATTTGTGAAGTTAACGGAAATCGTGATAGCGAGTTTATCGATGAATTTATTCGATATGAATTTTTGGCTATTGATTCTAGAAAATTTCGCGAATATGTAATAAAAAATGCTCCTGGTTTAAATTATGAATATGAATTTCAAGGTGAGGATGGAGGCACCTTCACTGCCCCATTTCAAGTTGGAACCGACCTTTTTTGGTTTTAAACCAGAAGACCGCCCACGTCTTCACGAAAATATTTTCAACTTATTGTGGTATGCTGATGGTCGTTTGTCATGGGATGATATTTACCAAATGCCTATCTTCTTGCGTAATTATTATGTAAAGCGTGTCAATAAAATGATACAGGCAGAAACGGCTGCAGCAGAAGATCGACTTCGAGATGCAGAAAAACGCAACAAAGCCAAAGTGCCCCAAAAACCTCGTTGATAAATATTTATGTATAGATGAAAGACAACACCAAACATATTATTGCTAGACTCAAACAACAACCGCGACAAGGTATGGCAGACAATCAGAACATGATCGATGCATACAAGCAAGGTTTAGCAGATATGACATCTGAAGCCAATAAAACAATTGGCATCACCGGCAAATTAACAGACACTGTACGAGCAAACGCTGAAGCATTTTTAACTGCAGCTAATAAAATGAATTGGTATGAAGAGGCAAATAAAAGTTTGCAAAAATCATACGGATTATCAATTGGTAAAGCTGCAGAATTTGGATTTGAATTAGATAGCTTAGCCGAAAAATTTGGTGTTGGCGGCGGAGAATTGCGTAAATACCAAATGCAACTCAAATCTGTAGTTGGCGGGTTTACTGTATTATCAAAAAATATGAAAACTTCAGGTTATGTAAAAACATTGATAAACACCCAAAAAATCATACAAACTAATTTACAATTATCAGACGCACAAGCTAATAAATTTATCGAATATTCGTCTTTATTAGGAACATCTTCTGAAAATCAATTGTTAAATTTTTCAAAAATAGCAGAAAGTTTATCTACACAAACTGGTATGCAAATTTCCATGAGAGAGTTAGTTGAAGATATTTCAAGTATTTCTGGTGATTTACAACTACAATATGGTAAAATGCCAGAAAAATTAGCTCTAGCAAACATAAAAGCAAAAATGTTAGGGATGACAATGGCAGATTTGAATAAAACTGGTCAAGGATTTCTTAATATTGAATCAAGTATTGGCGATGAATTAGAATACCAATTACTATCCGGACATCGTTTAGTTGACCAACAAGGCCAAAGTTTAACTAATGCATATCGCACTGCAACGATACAAGGCGAATCTGGTGAACAAGCCCGGCTAATGAATCAAATTGTTAGTCAAGAAGGCGAGGTATTGCGTAACAATTTATTTGCTCGTCAACAAATGGCCAAGTTATTAGGTACTGATGAAGCAACATTAGCTCGTACATTATCTAAACAGAAAATATTATCTGATTTAGGTGCAGAGGGTTTAATGGATATGACTGCAGATCAAATTCAAACCAACCTAATGGATAATGCTGCATTCAAAGCTCTTGACGATGATAAGAAAAAAGAGTTAATGGATCAGCTTATTCGAAATGAAGATACCCGAACATCCGATCAAATAGCAGCAGATGGTATCCAAAAAATCGTATCAGAAGGTGTAATGCTTAAATTTGGTACGGCACAAAATGCAAATAACTTAGCAACACAACGTTCACAACAAGTAGTTTCTAACACAGAAGCAGTTGCGCGAGCAAACTTAACGGATTTAAGCGCAGTGGCTGAGACTGATATTGTTAGAGAACTATTTTCATTTACAAGTGCATTTGGATCTGCTACACAAATGATGACAGACGCTGTTTCAAATTTAATGACACCCGAGTTTAAGAACCCAATAAAAATGCGAGCAAATGAGGTTGTAATAGAAACTGATGCTGATAAATTGAATGATGGAGTTATCGGGCCAGGCAGTGGTAAAGTATTATTCTCTGGCAATGAAGGTGCTATCAAGTTTAATGATAATGATTATATTACTGCATCTACAAATAACCCGATGTCTGGCGGCGGAGGAGGAGCTGATGTAGCAGCATTAGCAGCTGCAATAGTATCTGCTATCAACAAACAAACAGACGAATTAACAAGCAATTCACGCATGAATGGATCATATTGGAGTTAATAGATGCCAACTAAACCAACAACAATAACAGCATTTAACCCAACCTTCACAAACCCATCGCAGTTTGTAGGTCCATTCAACATACTGCCTGACACCGCATATCCGAGCCCATATAATCAAGCACCATTTCCAGAGACTGCACTTGAAAATGCAGAAAAACTTAATATAGATTCGAACTCACAATATCGTAATTGGATTGCAGGGGGAGCAATACATACCAACATTAACGTAAAAAAATCTGCTGGAAATCTTTTAGGTTTTGCTTCATTATCTTTTGGATCATTAATGGGTATTCCGCAAATTGGCCAAGCAGGTGAATCTCTTGTTTCTGGATT